GACGTTTGACTTCACCTTGGGAAGGTCATGGATTTTCGCACGCTCCACAGAAAAACCAACCCCGCCGCCAAGCATCAGATACTCAAACAGGAGTTCAAAATCCTCAATCTTTTCAATATTGGTAAAGTAGCAGTTGTTTAACGACGACCCATTGAATTTCTGAACGAGCGGCGTTCCAAGTTGCCAAAGTGCTCGGCCGGAGAATGAGCAGCGCAAATTGAACATGTGGTCGAAGAGCGCCTCTGCTTCTTCTTTTGTATATTCGACACCAATTTCATGAGCGCCGTTGACAACGCGCTGAAGAGTCTCCGTCCAAGTCTCGTTATTCCCATCATCCTTCTTGCGACTATAGGTTCGCAAGAAAACGATTTCTCCCATACCGTTGAATCCCCAAGGAGCCTGTTTTTGAGAATAGGAGTCCACAAAATTTTGGTTCAGCAATGTCATAAAGTAACCTTCCGTATGAGTTTGAATCGAGTAGGATAGTGCAGACTATTGACGCAAGTCGTCTAATCTGTGTGTTCTCGGCTACAATGACTGTATGGATACAAATTCTTTTGATGAGCAGGCTTTTATGGACTTCAATCAGTATCAGTTTCGCACAAGTTTTACCGCCAAGTATCCACAGGATAGGGCGATTGAGTATTTGGTTCTTGGCCTCGCATCAGAAGCAGGGGAAGTCGCTGGAAAGTTTAAGAAAATAATTAGAGATGACAAGGGAAGATTCACAGAATTAAATAAAGAATCGCTTGCCGCAGAGATAGGTGATGTCTTGTGGTACTGCGCTCAACTGGCAAAGCAGTTAGATACGACTCTTGGTGCCATTGCTGCTAATAATTTAAAAAAACTTGAATCAAGGAATGAGCGCGGCGTAATTGGTGGAAGCGGCGACAGTCGTTGATTATTGATGTATCAATGGTTATGATTGGCAAATCAAAATGAGCAAACACGATGAAACACGTGACGCTATTGACGCTCTTGCCGATGCAGTCGAAAGGTCTGAAGAAGCAAATGCTCAGTTCGCTGTAAAGATTCATTCCAACATTCTTCGCGATGCAGTAGAAGCAATAGATACTTGGAAGTTGATAGCGCAAGAATTTGCCAACTCAATAGTCATAACATCAGGGGAAATCAAACCGAAAATAGCGGTGGATATCGAAAGATTCCTTGCCGCTCAATGGACATACAAACAGGAGACCAATGACATACAACAAGGAATTTGACATCCCGGTCGGTTCTTTTAATTTTGCAAAAGATTTAGCGTTCGGTGAAAGCGGTGAAAAATTCATCACTGATTTTTACTCCGCAGTTATTCAAGGCTCGGCTGAGGTAAAAACCGATAGATATCGCAATGGGCGAATGGCCGTAGAAACACAACAAAACCCAAGGCGAGAAACCGACATATTTGGGTATCCAATATGGCAAGACAGTGGCATAAACGTAACCAAAGCACAGTGGTGGATTTATACTTACTCTCTGGGCGATGCATTTGTAATTGTTTCAGTTCCAAGGCTTAGGAGATATCTGCGTCAAAACAGGGAAATGTTTAATGAAAATACAAAAGTTATGTTTGCCAAAAACAGCGACAACCCAGCAAAAGGGTTTCTTATAGAACCGCAAGATGTAATCAAAATGTTGTATAGTAAAGAATACGACCAATCGGAGGACTAATGTCCAAAATTTCAGGAATTGACCTAGGCGACCCAAACAAGCCGTTTCAAGTTTTCGGCACACAACTTGGCGGCAGGGACGGAGCAATCACCGTCCAGCGACCAAGCGCGAATATTAATCGAGACAAGATTGCTGCTTTGTCAAAGCATCTGACGGTTAACATGAAACAGATTCGCGCGACAATTGACAAACTTGAAGTTATGCAAGAAATGATGATTGCGGACGACGATACCGACTCAATACTTTTGGACAAAAACTTTGCCGACGAGTACGAGGCCCATATTAAAAAATTGAAGGAAACGTTTGAGGAAGTTCTGAGGGCTACGCAGCAATAGTGGCAACTAAAAACAAACCGACGCGGCAGAAAGCCACGTCGAAGAGCAAGGCAGAGACAAAGTGCGAGATTGACCTTGTTGGCGGAAAATACAACGGTCAAAAATTTGGTGTTGTATTTCCAACACCAAAATATATCGTTTTGTCTATGGGCACGGAGTTGTACGAGCGCCAAGACCCTGATATAGTGATTGACGCAACATACAGGTACACGGACAATTGGGCCGCTTATAAGAAATGGCTCAAGGAACAGGCAAACTTCAAAAAATGACCAATCCAAAAGTTGAGACCGTATCGGTCAGCGGATACCGCTATTACAAGCATCCAAATATCAAGAATATTTTGGCACCATCAGTCACATCAATTATCGACATGCTGCCGGCACCGTTCTTGCGTCAGTGGAACAGCAAGGTGACAGCCAACGCGGCAGTTGACAATATTGAATACGTCAACGAACTCATCATGGCAAACAAACAGGAAAAAGCACGGCTTTGGCTGAAGGCTGCTCCAGAGCGCGAACTGTCGATTGCTGCTGATACAGGCGACCGAGTACACAAGGCAATAGAGAACAGAATCGCTGACCCGTCAGCGGAGTATGACCACGACATTGAGCCATTCATTCATAACTTTGACCAGTTCTGTGTTGAGTATGAACCAGAGTGGCTGCACGTTGAGAAGTCGGTGTTTTCAGTTTCGCACATGTACGCGGGTTCGTTTGATGCAATCGCGCGAATCAGAGACAAGGTAACCCTTCTTGACTTCAAGACGACCCGTTCTGGAATCAGCGCAAAAGTTGCCTTGCAACTTGCCGCTTACTCGCGCGCAGATGTGATGTTTGATGGTGGTACCGAAGTACCAATGATGCAGGTTGACCAAGCGGCTGCTTTATGGCTTAGGCCGGAAAAGTGGGGGCTTTTCCCTCTACGCATTGACGATGACATCTTTGAGACATTCTTGGCTTTGCGGCGCACATTTGAATGGGAAGCGCGCCAATCCAAGACCGCAATGCTCGCACCAGTAACCCACGAAAGGCAAAGATGAGAGAACCAACAACATGGAATGAGGCTGCGTCAAGAGTCGTAGTTGAGGCAATGCTCGACGCAACACGACTTAACCACGATGGCGTTTTGGATACTGCAGTGTGTCAATCGAGCATTATTGATGTCTTTGAGCAACTAGTTGACGATGTATTCCATTCAGAGATTCCAGGCACGGATTTCGTGCGTAGAAATATGTTCTGTTCATTGGCGGCCAATGGCATCATTGGCTATTCAAATGAAACAAAGGTTTCCGTCGACCAGGCGGGAATACAACTGCTGCAGACCGTGATTGGTAAGCAGCGGATGTACGGACACGGCAACATTGCACGCTTCGGGGTTCCGGGGCTCGTAATTCGTCTTAACGACAAATTGGAGAGACTCAAGAACCTGCAAAAGCACGATGGTCCTGTTCTGTTTGAACCACTCCATGACACATGGCTTGATATTTGCGGATACTCCGCAATTGCGGTCATGTGGATGAGTGACTGGTTCATGCTGGAACTGGAAGCCGGCCAACAGTAAACATCAGGCACATAGGAGAAAATATGACAGCGCAAGTAACAGTGGTCGGGAATCTCACTGCAGACCCCGAAATCAAGACCACAAAGACGGGGAACAGTGTCCTCAAGGTTGGCGTAGCGGTCAACCGTCGTTGGAAAAACAAGCAGGATGAGTGGGAAGAAGAAGTTTCTTTTTTCGACGTCAATGCGTGGGGCGAGTTGGCAGACAATGTCGCTGCAAGCCTTTCCAAGGGCTCGAAGGCAATCATTACGGGTCGCCTTGAGCAGCAAACCTGGGAGAACAAAGAAGGCCAGAAGCAATCCAAGGTTGTCTTGGTTGCCGATGACATCGGAGTCTCCCTGCGCAAAGCCCAGGTCCAGGGAATCAATAAAACTGGCCAGCAGGCACAACAGCAGAAGGCAGCGCCAAAGGGCAACGCTTCCTGGGACGACGAGTCGTTCTGAACTAAGACTTACACCAATGGTGGTGCGAACACCTTGATGGGTGCGAGCACTACCATTGGTGTAGTTTCATAAATATGGCATGTTGTCGGTTTTTGCACGATAAGGACAAGATATGGTTTTAGGAGCAATAATCGCTGCGGCTCTTGCAATCATTGTATTTTTTGCCAGCAAAGTTATTCTATTTTCAGACAGGGAAAGAATTTCAATGTCTGCCCTATTTGCTGGCGGCGCGTGCATATCAACTGGTGGTTTCATTATTGGTCCAGAAGTTGGATACTTTTCAACTGGGGCACTCTTAATTTTATTCAGCCTTTTGCTTGCTTACGAAAACGAAGGTGAATAACGGTGGCTTTTTACAAGACATTCACTAGGGCAAGTGCCGATGGATTTATTGGAATCGGCGAGAAAAAGCGATATGCCACAACTTCCTATAGTCGCCCTGGAGAGCCATACAAGGATGGGTGGGATGTAGAGCGAGGAATCAATCAGGCCCTTGACCGCGTTGTGTGGGTTTATAAGGCGGTTTATGCGATTGCCTCAAATGCTGCCTCACTTCCCATCGGGCAAAGGGTTGGCGACTGGCGAATTGGGGAAATGAAATATGATGCGCCGGTATTGGAACTTCTTAATAGAAGGCCAAATCAAACTGCAGATGCATTCTCATTTAGGTTCATGCTGTCCTCTCAGGTTCTTTTGTCGAAAAAGGGAGCATACGTAGAGATAACGCGCAACCGACTTGGCGATATTGCGTCCCTTTTCCTACACCAGCCGCAATATGTTTATCCGATTCCAGACGCAACAAATTTTGTTTCTGGGTATTCAGTTGAATATCCGAATACGCCTAAGAAAATTGTTGAGCCACAAAACATGATATGGATTCGCGTTCCACATCCGATTGACCCATACAAAGGTCAGACTCCGCTGGAATCTGCTGGGCTTGCAATTGAGTTCGACTATTACTCACGTGTTTATAACCGCAACTTCGTAATCAACGACGGACGCCCGGGCGGAATGCTTGTTATCAAGGGAGACATGGAAGAGGAGCAGAGCGAAGAAATTGCACGCCGCTTCCGCGGTACAACGGGTTCAAATATTGGTGGGGCTGGAAGAGTTACGGTTCTTTCTGCAGAAGATGCAAATTTTATAGACACATCGGTGAGTCAACGCGACGCTCAATACACAGAGGCCCGTGTGCAGAACAAAGAAGAAATTCTGCTTGCATTCGGTGTTCCAGAGTCTGTTATTGGCAATGCTTCCGGTAGGACATTTGCCAACGCCGATGTTGAACTTGAAGTGTTCTGGCGCGAGACGATGGTGCCGCACCTAACGTTGCTTGAGCGGGCATTCGACATCCTTGATGATGACAGAACAACATATTTTGCTTATGACCTTTCATCTGTCGCCATCCTCAGTCGAGATGACAGAGAACGAGCATCATTCCATCTTGAGGAGTTGAAGCAAGGCGCAATCAGTATTGATGAATATCGTGAACTTACGGGCCGTGAAGCCGTTGGAATTGATGAACTGCTCGTTCCAACAAATCTTTCGCCTGTTGTTATGTCCACTGACGGAAGTGGTCTTCAGGATGGCGACAGGGTTAATCCAAATCAGCGTCCGGGCCAACGCCCCAACAACCAACCAGATGAGTCTTTGCCCGCTGCTGGAAATGTTCCAACTTCGCCAAGGGTGACGACAGACAATTCAAATAATCCTTCACCAAGGCCTATTTACGAGCCCGCACTCTCCCCACTTTCTCATCCCATGGGCGAAGACGTAAAAGAGACCTCTAACATCCAGCGTCGCACTCGCCAGTTGGACAGACTTGAGGCAAGCGTGACCCTGCAAATTGCTTCGTATTTCAAGCGTCAGCAGCGAGTGGTTATGGAAAAGGCTGGTTCCAAGAAACTCAAAGAGCGCTGGGACTCCGGCGAAAAGATTGAAGTCGACGACTTCTTTGATATTGAGGTTTGGAACGGCCAATTAGAGACTGATGGCAAGACATGGATTTCGGCAGTCTTCCTTGATGGGGCAATTGATATTGCTGGAGACGGGTTTGACAAGTTGGACATGCAAGGGAAAGCGGTTCAGGAACTCATTGCCGACAGGCTGAGCAATCTTTTGTTAGTCAACACAACCACTAAGATAAATATGCAAAAGATGCTTGAGGCCTACATTGGCCGCCCACACGCATCATTTGTTGCTGAACTCACAAAGTGGATGAATGATTCGTTCAGCCGACGAATCAAGACCATCGTGCGCACAGAGGTTTCCGGAGCCTTTAACGCTGGTTTGCTTTGGGGTGCTCGCCAACTTGGGTACACCAAGAAGACCTGGGTCCACTCCAACGACGAGGACGGTAGGGCCCAGCATCATCATGTTTCAAACATGACGATTGGTATTGATGACAACTTTGACATTGAGGGCAAGTCAGTTCGATTCCCCGGCGACTTTGTCGGAGATGGCACAGCAGTCATAAATTGCCGCTGCACTCTTTCGTTTGCTTAACCTATACGGTTGGTTAAGGTACTCTGAACGCCTACGCAGTGTATTATTCTGCTTCTGGAGGCTAGATGGACCGCAAGAATGTTCCGGTTTCGTCCGTTCGTGGACTCAGTGACGCAGATGGCATCGTTGAGGCAATCGTTTCAGTAACCAATATTGTTGACTCAGTCAATGACGTAATTGAACCGGGCGCGTACAAGAATACATTGCGCAAGCGAAACCCTAAGGGCGTATGGTCGCATGACACCAACATCCCTGTTGCTAAAACTCTTAAAGTGGAAGAGTTGATGCCCAACGACGAGCGTCTACCAGAAGACCTTCGTCAGCAAAACGCAGGCGCGCTGCTTGTCAAGATGCAGTTCAACCTGAATACGAGTCGTGGGCGAGATGCTTTTTATGACGTTCAGTTCTTTGCTGAAGAGCAGGAATGGTCTATTGGTTATTCCGTTCCAGAAGGCAAGTCAACCACTGATGAACAAACTGGCGTGCGCTTTATTAAGGCATTGGAACTTTACGAATACTCACCAGTTATCTTTGGCGCTGCCCCCAATACTCGTACCCTCAGTGTTAAAGACGACATAACAATCGAAGAGGAAAAAGCATCACCTGAAGACGTGATGGTTGGAACTCCAGTTTCTTTTTCTGTACCAAAACCGCCAGACAAGGCAGAGTCTGCTCACGGAATCGTGGAGCGAATTGCAAGGTCTGGAGAAGTAAGACTTCCTAATACATCAGAGACTCTTGAAGCAACAAGCGATGACCCGGTTGCAACTATCCGCGTGTATGCGCGAATGGAAGATGGCTCACACGAGCGCACGGACCGTCGCGTTATCAAGAATGTTTCTAAATTGCGCGTAATCGAAGATTTCCGCGAAGAAGAGAAGGAATATGCCGAATACGAAGAGAAGGCTGGAAAGTATGATGACCTTGACTTCCGCATTCCTTCTGGTGTGAAAAAGCAAGCGCAAATCGGGCTTGATTGGTCCAAAGAATACAACCGCGGCGGAACTGCAGTTGGCAAGAATACGGCACGCTATCTCATAAATAACAGTGTTGCTGGTCCAGAAAAAGTAAGGCACATTGCCCGCTATTTCCCACGTCACGAAGTTGACTTGCGCACCCCTTCCAATAGTCGGCCCGGTGCAGACGGATATCCCGGCGCAGGACTCATCGCATGGAAACTTTGGGGCGGCGATGCCGGGCGAACATGGTCAACCAAACTTGTCGAGGCGATGAATCGTCGCGACGAAAAAGAATTCAACGTAGAGAATATTGAAGAAAAGGCACCCCTTTCTGCTCGTGTGCAAAAAGCACTACGCAAGAAGGTTGCGGAGCACAACGAAAAGTATGGCGATGCGGCAGGTAAAAGGGCAACCTATTCAATGCTTGCGGCTTGTTTTCGACGCGGCATCGGTGCGTACCGAACCAATCCTTCGTCTGTTCGCCCCACTGTCTCGTCTGCAGAACAGTGGGCCATGGCACGGGTCAACGGTCTTCTGTACGCCCTCCGCACGGGACGATTCCGTCGGACCGCCTACGACACGGACCTCCTGCCATCTGCACACCCCTTGAGCAGCCGCAAAGACATTTATACGGACATGCCAGAGGGAAACCCTGATTCGTTTGGAACGCCGTATCGTCCAGGTGTTGTCGGTCGCCCTGGTGCTCGTCGCCCTCGCCGCCGCCCATCGGAAGGTAAGCCGTATCGAATCTCGCGGAACATACAAGGTTGCAGCGGTTATGCAGTGGTGAAACAAGGGGAAAGTTCACCAGTCCCTGGCGGGTGTCACGACTCACTTGCTGAGGCACGACGACACATGGCCGCTCTTTACGCAGCAGAAAAAACACAGTTTGAGACCATCGAGCAAAAGCACATCGGGCACAGATTCCTTCTTTCAGCAGAAGAAGCCGCGCTGCACGAGTCACTTCTGCAGATTGCAACTGTCTACGGAAAATTTGACGAAGATGATAGTGGAATTTATGTCGCCTACGATTCCCCGGCAGAAAATGACGTCAAAGATATCGGGGTAAAATGCTCAAACTGCACTTTGTACAAAGGTGATGGAGTCTGTTCGATAATTAAACAAACCGTGCAAGAAGAAGGCAAATGTAGATTTGCCGTCATTCCAGACGGCGTGGTTCAGCAGAGCGGCAAGAAGTCATACGCTGCAGCGATAGACGAGTGGGAACAAAGCGAAGAAGGGGTTGATTGGGACTCCATTGAGGCAAAAGCAAATGGAGGCCCAATCCGTAGCCATTCAACAGCAGTCCGTGACGATACGCCGATTAATCGCAGTGCAATTCTTGCTGTCCGTTCGCCAGAGACCCCGGACTACTATCGAAAGATTTTTGCTTATCAACTCCCCAATACAGATGGAACGCGAAAGACTCACTACACATTCATTCACCATCACATTTCAGAAGATGGTCGCCCCGGCGCTGCTGCGATGTCTGAACTTCGCGTTCAGATGTCAGTTTTGAATGGCGCACGTGGCGGAACAGTGTTGCGTGGTGGAGACCGCAAGGCTGTCTACAATCATCTTGCTCGCCATTATCGAGATGGAGGAACAACCCCACCTTCTCTGAAGTCTGACGAGGAACTGGATAATCTTATGATTAAGGCCGGTTACATAAAAGAACCGTTGACGAAAGCAGAGACAGATGAGTGATGGTCAAGAGACAGAAATAAAAGCAGCCGGCCCTAACGGTCGCGTTGTTGGCGTTCACTCAACTTCTGTCGACTCAACATCCGCATGGGATAGGACTGCTCAGTTCCGCAAGATGCGCTCACCCGGTACACCTTCCTACTACGACGATATTTTTGCATTTCAACTTCCGAATACAAAGGGAACTCGCAAGACCCATTATTCTTTTGTGCATCACTTTGTCGGGACAAATGGTGCTGCTGGAGCAGCCGCTGGTCGCGCACTTGGAAACTCAGTTGCTGTTCTGAACGGTGGACGACAGGGAACTGTTTTGCGCGGCGCCGCTCGTCAGGGTGTTTACCGTCATATTGCAGCGCACTATAAGGATGCGGACCGTGAAGCCCCGGAATTGAAATCTGATGAGGATGTGGACGCAATCATGATGTTCAAGGGATTGATTGACGCTCCATTGGCCGAGACTCTTGACCTAACCGTTAAGGGCTTGCAGGATTTGGACAACATCATCGATGTCGAGAGCGATGTGTCTTGGTTCGAGGGGGAAAGTGAATTGAAGGGCATCGTTGTCGAGGCAGATGATGACTCCGCCTTGGTGGAAGAAGTCGATGAGACCGGTGAGCGAACCGGCGAACTGTATGAACTTGAATATGCGGAGATGAAACTTCGCACATTTGTCATCATGGAAAAGGCTGACGACATGCTCGAAAAGGGAGCAATCGTCTCGTGGGACACCTCTAAGGGCAAGTACTACGGCGATGTGGCAGAGGTGGTGACCGACGGTGTGGCTCGCGGGGAACCCCAAGGCCTAGAAATTGAGGGCTCGGAGGACAATCCGGCCTATGTAATCAGGGTTTGGATGAAAGAGGAATACGAGGCCGAAGAGCAAGAGCCAGAGGATGAGGAAGACACAGAAGAATCTTCAAAATCGGTTAAATCAGAGGGCGAATGGCACTCCACAAACGTCACCGTGGTAGCCCGCGGCGATGGGTTGACGGTAGAGGAGGCCTTGCCCACCGGGACCGAAGAAGATGACTACGATAGTGAAGACGAAGATGAGGAGACGGCAATGAAGAGCATCGACCCAGAGTTCAGCGCGCTAGTCAAGCGTGTTATTGAACAGAACGCCGAAGTTTTAAAGCGTCTTGCTGAATTTGATGCAGAAGAGAAGACAGACATCGTTGAAGAGACGCCGGTTGTTGAAGAGGCTGTCACTGAAGAAGTTAAGGCAGAAGATGTGGCCGCTGCAATTGATGAGACGATTGCAGAAAATGCAGAGTCGACAGAAGCAGCCGTTGAGGAAGTTAAGTCGGAAGAGGTTGTCGTTGAGGCAACTATTGCCGAAGAGGCTATTGCCGAAGAGGCACCAATTGAGACGAAGGTCGAAATCTCATTTGAGGACTTGAAGGAATTCCATAACCTTCTTAAGGACATCAGCAAGTAAGCCCTCTGGCACCAACGGGTGCCTTTAAATCCACAATCATGCACCAACCGTGTGCTAATATTTTCCTGGGCGGACACACCAACCAGGGAGATTCATGGACTTTTACGAGGCATGCAAATCGGATACCAATCAGCAAAATATGCTGAAGGTGGACAATCTGCTTATTTCACTCAACAAAAAAGACGCAGACAGTTTGCGCAAGGCATTGTTAGACCCGGATATCAGTACGCGGTCAATCAATCGCGTACTTGAAGGAAACAAAATTGACTGCGGATGCTGGGCAATTAATGCATGGCGCAAGGCGAACAATGTAACACTCCGCGATTCACGGGCCCTCAAGAAGGGTGCATAACATGCCATTGTCAGACGACATCAGCAAGATGACCGAGAGGTCACACATTGAGGCAGTTGCCAAACTGTTGAAAGAGCACAACATTAAGCCAGAAGAAGTTGGCTCAATTAAGTCAATGAAAGTGGGCAAGTGGCAGACCGTCACTAAAGACGAGGCTGGCGAGGCCCAAATTCATGACCTTAAAGGAACAAGCCTTGTTCTCAGTCCTAAATGGGATTCTGGCCCGGAATGGCCAGTTGTAAATCAGGGTCCGAAATATAACGTACCGAAGTCAAAGGCAAAAGCACGCAAAACAAAAGAATGGGAAACGGCAGTCATTTTGCCAGACATGCAAATGGGCTACTACAAAAAGTCCCTTGAGCAAAATGCACAACTTGAGCCCATTCATGATGAACAGGCAATTGCCATTGCGCTCAAACTTGTCGAAGACATTAATCCAGACCAGGTTGTGATGCTCGGTGACAACCTTGACTTTGCGGAATTCGGAAAGTATTTGACTGCTCCAACATTCAAGCAACTCACACAAGCGACCATTGACCGAGCAACATTGCTTTGTGCGCAAGTTCGCGCTGCTGCACCAAATGCAAAAATAAATTGGATTGCCGGAAACCACGAAGCGCGACTCGCGCGTTACATCCAGACAAATGCAGAGGCAGCGTTTGGATTGACACGTGGGAAACTCAGTGATGAGTTGCGCGATAACTGGCCAGTTCTATCGGTACCGAATTTGTGTCGCATGGATGACTTCGGCATTAATTATTTATCTGGGTATCCAGAGTCATTCCTTGCGTTGAATGAAAATTTGATTATTCGACACGGAGATAGGGTTACCTCTAACGGGTCAACCACTACAAAGTATTTGAATGATGCTCATAAGTCGGTTATCTATGGTCACATTCATCGTGCTGAGATTGCATACAGGACTCGCGTGTCCGAGGCGGGTCCGCGAACAATCATGGCTGCAAGTCCTGGATGTTTGTGCCGGATAGACGGAGCAGTGCCGTCAACGAAATCTGGGGCAGATGAGTTTGGTCGACCGCTTATGCAGGGCGCTGAAAACTGGCAGCAGGGCCTGGCAGTAGTTCAGTATCAGCCAAAGGGCGTAGGCGAAGAGTGGTTTAACTACGAACAGATGTGGATTTATAACGGAAGAGGTATTTTTAGAGGCGTTGAGTATGCCGCCTGAATTTGAACAAGACGATATTCAATTCCCAGTCATCACTATCTCCGTTTCAAACGACGACTTGGAGGAGCCAATTCATGTGGATTTGGGCTCTGTTCCACCTTTTGTAGCGGCAGCCGTATTGGAAAAAGTGGCTTCTGTGCTTAGGGTTGCGGTTCCCGCTCCCAAAATAACCTTTCAGGGGAATGTGCTTGTTGAGCCGTTTGGCGCCAACTCCATAACCATGATTGACAATCTGTTTGATGCCTTCCTTGAGGAAGATGGAGACGACGAAGAAAACGGTTAGCACCTGCTTGACAACTTGTTTATGTTGTAGCATACTCTGTCATGGCGAGGTGCTTACCTTGTCGTCCTATAAGTTACAAAGACTCTAAAAGGAGTACCTACTATGGCTTACGATAGCCGTTTGAAGGAACTTAAGGGTGCACTCAAGGATGTCCTCGCACAGAACGACGCAATCGTCGACCATGTCGAGGCCAATCGCGAAGAGGGCGGCCCTGAAGTTCAAGTTGAAGCAAAGCATGTCGAGGCGTTCCGTTCGGGACTTGCCAAGGCTCGCGAAATCCGTTCCGAGATTGAGGCCCTTGAGGGTCTTCAGGAAGTCAAGGCTTGGGCTGCCGGTACGCCGGCTGCCTCTGCTGTGGCCCCGAAGACGCTCTACACGCCTAGCGATGAGCGCAAGTCCCTTGGACAGCGTTTCATTGAGTCGGACGAGTTCAAGAGCGTGGCAGGTGGCCGCAGTGGTTACACCATGCATGCTCCATTCCAGGTGAAGGACATCTTCACTGAATTGCCGACAGGCACCCCTGGCGACTTCGGTACGCCAGTTCGCGAAGGCATCATCGAGCGCGCTAAGCGCGTCTCGCGTGTTCGCGACCTGTTCCCAGTGCAGCAGACCAACACCAACATGATTGAGTACTTCCGCGTCAGCGGATTTACCAACAACGCGTCGACAGTTGCCGAGCGCTCGGGTTCGCCCGCGGTGTTCACAGCCAAGCCGCAGTCGTCCATGACCGTCGTGGGTGTGCAGGCTCCGGTCCGCACAATCGCCCACTACGAGGTGGCCCACCGCAACGTCCTCGATGACGAGCCCACACTCCGTGGCATCATCGACAACGAGTTGCTCTACGGCCTCCGCCTTGTGGAAGATGACCAGATTCTTAACGGCGACGGCACAGGTTCGAACCTGACCGGTATCCGTGAGACATCGGGCGTTCAGACACAGGCTTGGAGCGACGGCGCGGTTGGTGACACCCGCATCGATGCCATTCGTCGTGCAATCACCAAGTCGTTGCTCGCCTACTACGAGCCAACGGGCATGATTCTGCACCCGAATGACATGGAAGACATCGAACTGACCAAGGATGGCGAAGAGCGTCACCTGATGGTCATGTCGGTGTCGCTTGGTGCGGAAGCACGCCTGTGGCGTCTGCCGATGGTCGCCACTCCGGCAATCACCGAGGGCTTTGCTCTCGTTGGTTCGTTCGGTATCGGCGCCACGCTGTACGACCGCATGGAAGGCAACATCCGCGTTGCTGAGCAGCACAGCGACTTCTTCATCAGGAACGCAGTTGCGATTCTGGCCGAAGAGCGTCTCGCTCTCGCTGTCAAGCGTCCGGAGTCGTTCGTCGAAGTTGAATTCGACGCAGCGCCTGAGGCCTGATAGTCAAAGCGATAAAGTAGGTGGCCGGGGCGAAAGCCCCGGCCTTCTGCTTTTTATGAGACACACCAAACAAAAACTTTTCGAGTTTAGATTCATTGGGTACTGCCCAAATTTTGACGACCTAAAAAAATCTATTTTATCTTTGTCCAAGAATGACTGGACTGAATTTACTTACCAACAAGACAATATTGTCGGCCACAAACACACTTTAACAATTCCGCTCCTATTTGACCACAAACAAGCGCACAGAGAAATCCAACACGACAAGTATTCAACATTTGCAAAACATCTTGAGCAAATTTCAAATCATTTATCATCTATAGGCGAATGCTCAAAAATAAAACGAGCAAACATAGTTTTGCTCAAAGCAAAATCGTCAATAGCGAAACATATTGACAAGGGTGAATTTTTGCAATCGACCAGGAGGGTACATATACCGATTACCACAAATGATGGGTGTTATTTCATAGTCGACGGAAAACAACAACATTTTAAAGAATCAGAATTATGGGAGATAAATAACACTGGTAAATATCACAGTGTTCAGAATGAGGGTGATTCTGACCGGATACATCTGGTCATTGACATTGGATAGTCGTACCTATAGGCTGTTCTCATGACACACGTAATTGCCCCCCGCGATATTTTTGAGACCCGAGATGGAGTGACGGTCAAGGTTAAAAACCGAGGAGACCATCTCACTATTGATGAGGCAAAAAAATATAAGGTTTTGCCAATCACCGTTTCGGCAATCGCCAATATCGAAACGAAATAGTCCAATGGGCGAGTCCGACAAGGACAGCGAGAAGTCGTATGACTTCAGTCAAGCGTGGCAACATCCGCACGCGTTCGCCCTGATAAAAACTGCCATCATGAAACTTTTTATGGAGCGGGATGATTTCAGCCCAGAGAATCCACATGACCAATTAATATCAACGCTTACCGCTACCGGAATGATTCATAGCGCATACGAGTTGGGCAAAAATATTGAGGTCAGGTACGGCTGGGAATTGCTAGACGACGAAAACATCATTATGCACTCCTGCTTTGGAATTGTAGAAAAAGTAGACATTCGGATAAAAGCAGATTCGCCTGGGTTCCTTTTGGATGTTGGGGATGACGAATATTGCGCCTTTGCCTATAAGGACATATTCTGGATTTGCGAGGCCAAGTAAGCCAATTTCAATAATTTTCAATGCTGGTGTATTATCGGCCGCATGGCCATTCTCACCCCACAAGACCTTGAACTTTACATGGGCAAAACATTTACGAATGCTCAGGAGGACGCTGCTCAGTCGATTCTTTTAAGTCTTGAGTCAGAACTTGAGTACTATCTAAATCGCCCGCTTGGCGCTCGTGTTTATACGGAAGAAACACACAAACTCGTCCCTAACCAAAGGCAGATTTTTCTCCGCCATGCTCCCGTTAACAGCGTTACTGAATTCTTCGTCGGAATGCCAGGAGAAGAGGTTGAACAGGACATCGACGACTTTGATATTTTCCCTTGGGGGATTGACAACATCCGCATTGCGGGAACCGGAAATCAGGCTCTAGTTACTTATACGGCTGGCATGACCGGCAGCGATACGGTCGCATTGGAAAGAGTTCTATATTCTGCATCCACTCGCGAAATGAGCAAATTTCTCATTGATGCCCAAGGCCTTGACAGATTGAAGGTTGAAGGAAGCGATTATAAATTTCCCCAAGGTGGTGAGGGTGGATTCACGCCAGCGGAGTTGAACTCGGTAAAGCGTTTCAAGCGAAGGGTTCTTGTTTAGTCATGCGAGGCGCGCGCACAGAGATTGTGATTAGGAACATGAGCGCATCTTTTGCTACCTCCGCTGCCGAAGATGAGGGCATTTGGTCAAATACTGGCGCCGAGACAACGGTTTACGGTTCGGTTCATCAGAATAATTCAGAAGACGTTGACGAAGGGACCACCGGTCAGTTGAGCGAACAAAGAAACTTAATTTGTCGGATTCCACTTGACTGCGGAGTCACGTATGGAGACGAAATAGTGTTGTCTGGACTCAATCCGGTGTTAAATGGAGTGTATGAAATTGAGGCGTTAATGTATACGCGCACTCATCTTCGCGCAGATTGCAGAAGGACACTTCGCTGATATGGCCGCGATAAGAGGCGGATTCAACTTCCCGGGTCTGCCAAGTGAGACATGGTCTGCACAGACCCCCACTGGCACCATTTTTGACGCTTTCAAAAAGATTGATAACCGACTCAAGAACATGGTTATGGCTGGCGTTTATGACATGAGTAATGCCGCAGAGGAACTAGCCAATATTGGCAAACGTGCAATTCTTGCATCAATATCAAAGCCAGGAAGTTACAAGGCATATTATAAGAAGGGAAAGCAGAGAATGTCTTCCCAACCGGGTCAGCCACCCGCAGCAGAACAAGGACAGGACCTGGAACCAAGCATTTACGCAAAATCAACAAGCAAAAAAAAGGACAATCCTGCTTCTGCCGAATTCGGCTCAACCGCTCCATTTGCAAAAGATTTGGAGTTTGGAACAGCACAATTGCAGCCACGCCCGTTCGTGCTTCCAGCAAGACAACAGGTTGCGAATGTAGCAAATGCTATTGTCGCCAGACGACTCATGGTTGCATATAACGCAAAACTTAAATCAATGGGTGTTGAAAACATCGTTGTGAAAATGGGCATGTAATGGCATCAATCGGTGGGGCTATCCGCACGGCGCTTATAGATGCCACGATTACCGAAGTGTCATCACGCATATACAGAGATATAGCACCGCCTGAATCAACCTACCCATATGTCACGATTGCTGACGAAGTTACTAATCAGCCCGTGCTCTTGGGTGATAAGCGTGTTATCGCCCGAAATAGGCAGATGCGGGTCAATCTGTGGCAAGTACGTACACAAGAGAATGTTGCGATAGTTGATGAGATTGTTTTAGCGCTGGACTCAGTAAACATCTCCGCAAATCAAGATGTTTTTAGGGTAAGGGTGTTTGACATTCAAAGATTGTTTGATTCAGAGGATGATATAGTACTGCACGCAGTAACTCTCAACGTCATTCAAAAGGCACCGTAATGGCATTCACATCAATCACCGTTACTGGAGAGTTCCTGGAGACTGGTACTGGCGTGCCCCATGAAGGCCGCGTCACATTCCTTGCGACGTCTCCAATGCGTCAGCCAGAAGACAATATAACAATTTCGCCGACAGAAATCACTGCAGAATTAAGTGCTTCTGGTACGTTTTCTGTAAGCCTTTACGCGACTAACGATACGGATACGGTCCCTCAAGGCGTTACTTATGAAGTGACAGAGCGAATCCGTGGTGCAGCGCTCAACAAATACTTTATTTCTATTGATAAAGATTCCCCAAGTGCCACCGTTGACCTTGCCGACCTAGTCCCAAATATTGACCCGGTCGTAGAGATTAACTATGCGACTGTTGAGTATGTAAATGACGCGTTTAATGGTACATCGGTCAGTTCGTCTGTTGTTTTCACTCCAACATCGGAAATAACCTCCACTAATGTTCAAGACGCAATCGAAGAAGTGCGTTCCAGGTCGAGATATGTCCACGACCAGCCGGCAGCATCGTCAACTTGGAGCATCACTCACAATATGAAGTTCTATCCGAACGTAAGCATTGTCGATACGGCCCTGTCAAAAGTTGTTGGAGAAGTAACATACTTGTCAGAAAATGCCCTAACGGTGACCTTCTCACACTCTTTCGCTGGAAAGGCGTATCTTTCATAGGAGACATTCTGGAGGTAGTCCGAGATGAAATTCGTAACAAATCTAAATCTTAATCAGAACGAACTCCAGAACGGAAAGTTCCAGGTCGTCGCCTCTGACCCGAACACAAACAATTTTGAGGGTCGCCTCATTTATAACTCTACAGAGAAGACCATCAAATATTTCGATGGTACAGCGTGGAAGAAGGCGCTCATTTCCGTTGAGGCTGCCGGCTCCGCATCTGCAGCCCTCACCATTGTTGAATCAAATGGCACGATTACCATTACTCCGAATCTTGCTACGACATCTGTCCCCGGAGTTATGTCTTCGGCAGACAAGTCGAAGTTGGATGATGCGACAGCGGATGCAACAGCAAGTAAATTAGTTATCCGTG